ACCATCTGCAAACTGACCGTTACCGTCAGGTAACATCTTCACCTTGATAATACCAAGGTCTTTGGCCCACTTGTTCATCGAGAATGCATCGTTCACCGAAGTGCACCAGATCTCTTCAATACCTTCTGCAACAAACTCGTCATGGAGTCGTTCGAAGTTGGGTAGTTGTTCATTAGTGCAAGTAGGAGTAAATGCGCCAGGCAATCCAAAGACGATAACCTTCTTCCCTCCAAGCAATTCACTTGTCATCTTACGAGCCCATTTGTAAGGATTGTCTCCTCCAATAGATTCATCACGTTCCCGCATATGGTGTACAACATCGGGGATATATGTCTTAAACAACATCTCTTCTCCTATAATATGGAGCGGGTGGAGAGAATCGAACTCCCATCAAAAGGTTGGAAACCTCCTGTAATACCACTATACTACACCCGCATTATTTGGCGCGTCTGGCAGGACTCGAACCTGCAATAATCCGCTTAGAAGGCGGATGCCTTATCCAATTAGACGACAAACGCTTAGTTGGTTACTGGTCTTGTAACTGTTCAACTAGTTGGATAGATTCAATTGCTTGATCTCGCAACTGACCAATCGTAGACAATTCTTCACCTTTGAAGCCACCACGTTGTACTACAGTATCGATTACTGCGACAGTAGATCGTGAGACTCGATTAGCGAGGTCTAACAGTACTGCGATACGTTCGTCTTTAACTGGTGGTGTTGGTGCCTTTTCTTTGTTACTCATTTCTTATACTCCGTAAGTAGATGATTTTTCAAGTGCAATAAAATATTCAATGGACGATTGTTTCGACTTAAAGTTAGAGATCAATTTCTTAGAAATACCAACCTCAAAGTCTTCGGAAACAATCTTCAAGTTGTTCACATTCAGGACAAAGTTGAAATCAACTCCTTCTTGGAACTCTCCTTCAACATATGAGAAGAAACTATTAGAAGTTGCGTCATCGTTATCAACCACAGTAAGTTTGATAGACTTACCTTCGGGGGTGATAGAGATAGTATCGTGTCCTAGGACAGAGGACGCACGCTTCAATCGACTCAATGTATCAGTATCTAGGGTAAACTTAACTTCTGGTTCTGGCATGATGACATCTTTACTAGGTGCAGACAACATATCAATGTCAGAATAGAAGTAACGGTTACCACGAAGACCGGTAGAGTCAGAGACTACTACGTGAGTCTTTTCGAATCTTAGTGCGGGTTTCTCAACTAGACCCAACACACTAAGGAATTCATTAAGGTCGTAGATACCGAAGGTGGATGGGATATCGTCATCTAGGGTAACTTTTGCAAGAATGTTCTTTGCGACCGAAATAGTTTTTAGTTCATTGCCTTCACGAAACACAATGTTAGAATTGATGTTTGCGAAGTTTTTAAGTACCGATAAGGTACGATCAGATAGTTCCATGATTTAGTTCTCTCAGTTAATATACAGTCATTATATAACATTGGGCAACGTTTGTCAACCCTTATGCAGCTTTTAATTTAGAAAAGTTTTTCTCTTTAACAAATTCCAGTTTACGTTGGAATTGAGCATCCTCAAGTTCCGACTTGTGAGAGATAACAAAAACGTTTGTCTCTTCCCCTAGACTATACAGGATTTTCATAAGATTGTCAACCCCATCATCGTCTAATGATGAATCAAAAGTCTCGTCCAAAATCAATAGATTGGTTGCGACTGAATTCTTCATCTTAGCAATCTGTCTCCACGTAAACAATAGAGACAAATCGATTCGTTGTTTCTCACCTTCCGAGAAAGAATCGTAAGAGAAGTTATCACGGAAACGTGACCGGATAGTCTCTTGAAAACTCTCGTCCAGATCGAAATGTACAAAGAAGTCCAAGATCTGTAGGTACTGGTTGGTCAGTTGATTGATGACCGGAATGTACTGTTTGATGATCTTGGTCTTGATGCCGGTATCACGTAACAACTCAGCATTCACTTGGTTGTACGAGTACTGTTCAGCAAGGATATACTTCTCGTCCTGAGTTTTGTGCAGTTCGGTGTTCAAAGTCTCTAACTCTTCGTTAGCACTCTTGAGGTCGCCGGTGGTTTCTGATTGTGAATCTATATCAGAACGAATACTATCATTCTGTTTGTATAACCTAGCAATCATCTGGTTATTGTTATTCACATTGTTCTGTAAAGTCTTGGCCTCTTCTAACCGACTATGGAGTTCTACAAGTTGTTCATCGTAAGTCCCCATCTGTTGAGTTGACTTAGACATTGCAGAGTTCAGTTCCTTTGCACGTGACTTCGCAGATACCTTCTTAGACTCACGTAGGTCTTCGGCAATACCTTGGTCACAGGTAGGACAGTGTTCGTTCTCGTCAAAGAACTTCGATTCCTTAACCACAGTCTTAATCTGTGATTTGAAGGTCGATTGGTACTCGATCAGTTTGTTACGATTGGAGTTTATACCTTCGATTTTCTTCGACACGTCTTCTAGTTGTGTCGTCACAATCTCCATGTGTTCAGTATTGTATCCCTGAAGAAACTCGATCTCAGTCTGGTTAGCCGCAATCTCTGACTCTTTCTCTTTACGATGTGCTGTGTTGATTGCAGACAAATCACGTAGATACTTCTTCTGTGAGTTTATCTTAGTCTTACACATCTCTATGTTGTAACCATTCGTGGTTATCTGATCTCTCAACACAGACATCTTTTCTTTCAGAATACTATTCATCTTAGAGAAAATATTGATATCGAGAAGATCCTCGATTACCTCACGTCTCGCACCACCGGTCAACTGCATAAACGGAACAAAGGAACTTGATCCGAGAACAACAATCTGGTGAAAAGATTTGTGGGTAAGTTTTAGTATATTCTTCTCAAGCATAGACTGATATTCTTTTGCATGAGAGTCTTGGTTGATCATATTACCACCAACCCAGATTTCGAATATGTTAGGTTTTATCCCACGAACAATCTTATATTCCTGTGAACCCATAGAGAACTCAACTTCAACAACTGTTCCTTTACCATTAATGGTATTGACCAGTTGTCCCTTAGAGATCTTACGGTGGGGTTTACCAAACAAACCAAAGGATAATGCGTCCAACATAGTAGACTTACCCGCACCATTGTGACCCACGACCAATGTCGTAGAGGATGCTGCAAAGTCTATCTCTGTAAAGGCATTACCAGATGACAGGAAGTTTTTATATCGAAGTTTACTAAATTTTATCATACAGGTATTATACCATTAATAGTCAGTCTTGTCAAACTTTATTTTATCCCACACGCATTTAATAGAAGGATCATATGACTTAGTGAAAACATGAAAGTCCACGTCCTCATAACCCCGAATGGCTCTGTCCCTGCCCTTCTGAAGTCCATAGTAGTCGAACCCAGTTGCCGCATAGATAGTACCATTGTGCATCCTACGGTCTGCCATTGTCAACACATACCTAGGTTTCAACATCTTCAATGCTCGCGATAGAAACCACGAGGTAATGTTATATTCGTTTTGGTGTTTGGCGGATACGACCAGTCTGGCCATGTCCCAGAGTCCGGTCGTGGGGGAGTCCACTCCAAAGTAGATTGGAACGAAAGACGGATCACAATGCCCTTCACTGAACTGAACCACCCCCACGACATCCTCACCGTAGATCAAACCATAAAACTTATTGGTCGGTGCATCCATGTATGGGGTACCAAGATAGTGGTACCTCTTAATGCAATCTGATCCTTGACTCATGGTTATCTCTCGAACACCATATTCACTCTTCAAATTAAATTACTTCCATACTTTGGGCTTCTTTCATAAGGTATGAAATCTCTGTTTTGATCCTGTCCTTATTCAGATCAGTATTAACATTGTCAATATAATCGTTGACTAAGGTATGAGTATCGTCAACAGATATGTTTTCGTCACCGACATTCTCACCAAGGAAATCTTTAAAGTCTTCTGCAATCTTCAGTTCATGAATCTTCTGTTGTTGTACACGATCAACAAAACGTTCGAACTGTAGAGCATCACCCTTATTGTTCACTATGATCTTAACAAACTTATTATCTAAGTAAGACAAATCCCTGAACTTCCACTCACCCATCTCTACGTGGTCATAGTAAATCTTTTCGTAGATGGTGATTGGGTTACGGATCGCTTCCACTTCTCTTGTTTTGGTATCAAGGACATGGAAGTGTTTAGGGTCGCCACAATCATTCCAGAAGAATTCCATCTGTGCACCAAGGTAATGAATGTTGCCCTGTGATGATTTGGCATGGAAGTGTCCGGTCAGTACAGTTTCGAACCGATCAAACGCAGACTTATCCATACCATCCTTACAGACTTGACCACGAGCCATCTCGAATCCTGCAAGTTCAAGGTGTGCACCCACGACTTCTGCCTTGGTAGTCTTCAGGAATTCCAGAGTAGATTTCTCATTCTCGGGATTGATCCAAGGAACCATTGCAACCTTCAGTCCACCATACTCCATAGTAGTCGGTTCCATGATAAGGTTAACCTCATTCATGTAGTGACCTTGAAGTTCCTTCAACGCGTTCAACTCATTGGTATTCTTATAGTACACATCGTGGTTGCCCGGAATGATATCCATCGTGATACCATACTCTCTCAACTTCTCCAGAAAGATCTTACGGTTATGCGCAAGTGCTTTGAAGTTGATAGTCTTACGATTATCGTAGTAATCTCCGAGATGGAGAATCTGTGTGATATTATTCTCCAACAGATACGGGAAGAACACCTCCGAATAGAAACGTTCTTGGTAACCCATAAAGATATCAGAAGAATTACGACACCCTGCATGAGTGTCGTTTAGGATTGCAAGCTTCATATAGTACTCATTTTATTAATAGATGTTACTATTATACATGATAAAGATCAGTCTGTCAAGTAAGAAAATCACTAAGATCAGAATCGACATTAACTGCACGTCTCTTCCGTTGTTTCTTTTCTTCTTTAACATAGTCTTTGAACTGTTTATCCGCATCTTTAACAGTATCAATTCGATGCCGTAATCCTTCCACGACATGTTGTCCATAAGATTCACCATCAGCAGATTCATCAACAAACATACTCACGTCCGCTTCTGCGATATACTTCATCTTAATGTCTTGTTGTTTCTTTTCTTTCTGGATTCTTCGGAGGAATGCGTACCAAGAGATCTGTGTAAAGTATGCGAAAGCATTGGGTGCGTTGGTGCGAGTAACTTTAGTGATGTCATAGTTCTCGATAGCCTTGAGACAGTTTTCTACTGCATCCATGACCATCTCTTCACGGTAAGTGTAACGAACAAAGTTGGACTTGTGTGAAAGTCCTTCTGCGATCTTCAGAAAACACAATGCGATATAATCGTTAATCATCGGACGTTCATTACCGTTTAAGGTGGCATTCTGTACACTTTCACAGTAGTCTACTACCGCTAAGGAGAACTCTTTATTGTTTACATAATGCGGTCTATCTTTAGGTTTCATTGGTACTCTCACTTTATATTTACCCTATTATACTAAATTTGGGTATGAATGTCAAGGTTTGTTTAGGTTTGTTTTCAAAGTATTTAAAGTCCCAGCCTTCTCAACTCTCTTTCTCAAATCACTAGAAGAAAATCTGTGAGACCTTTCATTGAAGTAAAGTTGGATACCACGTTTTTTACCGATATCTTTTCCGGTAAAATCCATGTCCTTGTATTCCTCTCCCAGTATACGAACATCGATATGACACATGGACAAGATATCTTCCAAGTCTGACTCTGTGGTATAGGGGATAATCTCATCGACATACTTACAGGCATTGAGTTGACTGTATCGTTCAACGATGCTCTGGATAGGGGAGTTCTTATCGGAACGGTCTATGCTAGGATCTGTCTGTAGACCCACAATAAGATAATCGCATTGTTCTTTTGCATTACGCAACATCTGAACGTGACCTGCATGTAACAGATCAAATGCAGAACAGGTAAAACCAACTTTCATAAAATAATCCTTGCCATATTAAAATATATATGATAAAATAAGCATGTTGTCTGCCCCCCAGTCAATGTAACGTTTAGTGAATGGTTGTAGGGAACTTTAAAATGTTATTAGGTGAGTCACTATCCATCGAAACAAACTCATCGTCATACTCTGGTTCAGTACCTTCATAATCCATGATAGAATCAACTGCTTGAACATACTGTTTCAAAATTTCGTCAACTGGATTAGCGATACTGACAATCTTATCCAACTTCAAAAGAATGAATCTATCCGGATCATCCTGATAACACATGAACAAACGGAACGACCACATTCTCTGGCCATCTTCGGTTTGCGCAAACTGGATGGTAAGAGGATTTCTAATAATAAGATCATAATCATCTTCCTCAAGGATCTCACACATGATCTCTTCACCAGTGGATAACTTGAGTTGTTTCACTTGTTTTAAATCATATATCATCATCGTTTCCTTTTAGGTCTATCTTATATATCTTATACTTAAAACCCTCTTTCGTGTACATCTTAACACGTTCACCCGAATGGTTTAAAGTAAAGTTACGGTGTCCTTTTACAGAGAAGTCGTCAGCGATATCAAATAACTTGGTCACTGCTTCGTTGTCGGATTGT